AAATGTTATCTGGTGCAATCAATTTGGAAAATTCTTCAAATGATTCACCTATTTTATAGTATGGAGAAACTTTGTCAAAAAATTTCTCCTGACGACTTGGGTCCTTCATAAAACCCTTAAATTCACCGTAAGAAGGAAGGCGAAAAGGATTGCCGCCCAAAGAAATTACATTGTCCTCGTCAGCATTTTCTGCAAGAGCATCATAAATAATTTTTAATTTGTCGGACATTATTAAAATAAATCTTGGATATCAATCTTTTCTCCAGACACATACGGAGACAGCAGTCGATCGTACTCATCCATTACAAGCTTTCTTCTCTCTTCGTTATATAACTCATCGTCAATTATTGCCAGTAACTCATCAAGTTGATATTTTACATTTTCAGGAATATCACCGACTTTAAGCGGGATAAGCTGTGTAAACTGTCCTGGAGCAATTTTCGCTTTAGTGTTAAAATCATACGGATCGCCATCCCGAAATTGTATCCATACAGGGCTGTTGGAAGCATCAACATACCTCTGTGGCTTACTGAATTGTCCAGGCTGTGGAGGTGCTTTTTCTTTTGCTCCCTTCAAACTAGGCGTTCCACCAGGACTCATCCAGTACACTTGGCCGGAAGGTGGAGAGGGGAGACCTAACTTCTTAATTTCTGCATCCGACAAAACCTCTCCCTCTTCTTCTGGTTTTGGTTCTTCCGTTTTTACTTTTAGACTATACTCCTTAAACATTATAAGTAACTTTCACACCCTTTTCACGCTTTATGTCAGTTCTTATAGGCTCTGGTGCTTCTGGTTCTTCCACCACTGGCTCAAACGCACCTGGGACTGTTCCGCTTGGACCTGAAATTAAACCACTGGTAGTCAATATCTCTTTCGCTTCATCAGGTGTAATTTCGTCTCCCAATAATTTCCCGTGTAAATCAATTAAGTCTGCCTTGCGGTTCGGATCTGTGGTCTTCTCGGAATAAAACTTAATCTGATTTATCATAAGCTTCTTTTCATCACTTAAAAGCTTTGGCTCCTCCGGCTTCACAAACGACGACTCAGCACTCATAAGCGGCGACATTATCTCAAATGCCTCATCTTCTGTCATCTTACCGTAAATAAGTGCCATCCCCACACGATACGCTTCACTCTTCGCCTTGGGATCAACAAAGCTTTTTGCCATTGACAGCCACTTCTGCGACGCCTTATCCCGCGATGTCTTGTTCGCCGTTTCCCGCTTTAATGCCTGCTCGGCTGCTCCAGCAACACCTTGTGCCGCTCCAGCAGCAAATGAAGTCACCGCCAACTGCATTGGCGATGGACGCTTCTTGGTTTTATATTTGAATGCCATTACTCTCTCTTGCGTCCCGTATGAACCAACGCACCATTTTCTATGTGATAATTATGTCCGTCAATATCACTCACAATAGACTTGACATCTTCGCCACCCCAAAGAACATCACCTTCCTTTAACTTGCCTGATAGTTCCAAACTACCGTCTTCCATAATATAGGGATGGTATCCAGTGACTTTTATTCCATCCACATTGATCGTGCTTGACGTATTATATTTGTGAACTTTACTTACAGGCTTAAATCCGCTTGTAGTGCTAATAACATCACCTTCTTTTAGTAGTTCAAAAGGTATGATACTATCAACACCAACAACACCAACACTACCGTCAAAACAAGTCCAAGCCATCGTTCCGCCACTTGCTACGGTGGCGGCGGCTTTCGCACCATAAAATGTCCCAGCCGCTCCGATAGTCTCACTAATAGCCCCTTCCCACCATTCGGGCTGAACATCAAGCTGTGCTTGGATTCCGGCACGCTCTGTTTCCTGCTGTTGGAAAAACCGCGTCATCGCATTGGTGACCTCTTCTCGCCTTTGCCCCAATTGTTCCATAGTAAAAATATTTCCAACATCCATCCCTTCAATCTCAGCCAACTTCGTTTTTGTTCCGGCTCCAATAACCTGCACAATGTCGGAAAGCTGTCGACCAGAAGCTTCGCTCAACCTTTCGCCCGCAAACTCTGCCGCTGGTGCCTCCCCGCCAGTTCCCAAGATTGCCTCAGAAACCTTTCGTGCCATTTGACCACCCTTACGGGCTGAAAGTCGCTCCGCATATTCTTCCTGTTCTTCTCCAGCTCTCTCAACAGCGGTCTTATACTCACCCGTCTGTTCCTCAATCTCAGTACGAAGTTCCTCTTTCTTTCCTTCTAACTCTTGCTCATCTTCCTGTTCACTTTCAAAAGCTTCCCATTCACCCTGATCCATCAGTTTACCAGTTTCTGACTCAAAATCTGCCATTTTTTCTCGCCACATTTTCCTTACATCCGCCCAATTAAATGATTGAAATGCCCAATCATCAGTTTGCAGAATGATGTTTCCTGATGCGTCTTTTAAGAACGCATTAATTGTGGTTCCACGCCAATTTCTTATCTTATACGCTTTATACAAATTACCTTGTTCATCGTACATAGTCTTCCAATATTCAGTTTTATTTGCCATAATTAGCTCCTACAAGTCCTTTGCTCGTTTCATTTCACTGTATTGCCATTCGCCCGAAACCTTCGTAGCGAACAAAACCTTTCCCTTATGTTTACATACCCCGAAATCACCGTCCTGACCATCACCAACAGAAAGCAGTGTCGCTTTCACACCAATAATCTTGTCCTGCTTCTTGCGATTCAACACTTCCATCTCCTGTGGCGTTACCTCTGGCATTACGGCTGATGTCCGATTGTTGTGTATTCAACAATTGTGTCGTCAAGTACAAAGTCCTGACCAGCGCTTTCATATTGCAGTTCCAGTGTCTTTCCCACCAAATTCAAAAATTCACCAGCATTGGTCATTGATGCTGACGCACTGAATGTTAATGTCTTGCTTACCGCCCCACTGCCATTAAGATACGCCCTGATTAATAAACTGTCTGACGCCTCGTCATCTGTCTTGTATGTAACATAAATTCTTGTGAACCTTTTATTCGTTCCTGGAAGACCGAAATCATACTGTTTGGTCTTTATCGTTGCCGTTTGAGTATTATCAACCGAAGAATCGTTCATTTTCTTTATTATTGCGCTGGTAGCCATTATTCTTCCGCTGTCTGCGATCTCGCATAAAACGGTTCCAAATTGTCGCCAATCTGAAAATTGCTAATATCGTCTGCCACTGTCGCATCCAATGTCGCCTTGGATATACTGCCACGATCAAAGTTGTATCTGTATCCGGATATTGCCGTGTTTCCTGGTGACGTATCAGGAACGATTACTATTTCCTTTTGAACTCCTGAATATCCAATGGCTGGATTATCAAATGTCAAAGCCTGCCATTCAGCTCGTATGGGAAGCGACAATTCCAAAATTCGCTGCGGTGTTATCAATGTAATCTGCTTGAAATCACAACATACAATACCATACGGCGTTTTAATACTTGCTGAACGGTAAGAACAGCCGAATCCCCTGTAATGCCTTTCTAGTTGCCAATTCAGCTCAGAACCAGATGTGATATTAAGTATATAAATATTCCTGTCTTTCAGGACATATAGTCTTCCGTCCAGCTCTTCAAGTGATACAATCTCATCACCATCGTTCTTGCCGAAGTCCTTAAATCCCGACGTTGTGATTTCATCAGGTTTGAATATAGGAGACCAATATACCCGGCTTCTTTCCCTTACTGTCTGTTCATTTTCGTCTTTGGTGTCTATATTGCCGTAAAATACTCTGTCACCTGCCACTACCGATGTCTTCCATCGTATTGCTGGTACCGTCTGATTGGCAATACGTCCGGTGAACGACTGATACGTCATCGCCTTGATACCGTCAAACGGGAAGTACCAATTCGTCACCACATCAGTTCTGGGTGTAGATGTAATCACATAATATGTTTCTGGGTCCGACGCTCTCGTTCCACTTCTGGAAACGGGAAGCATATTGGCGTCAAACTCTACACCATCATCTGTCGTCACTTTTGCCGACACCTTCCCCCACATAGAACTGAGTGAACTGAGTATTACAGAGTAGTCGCTTGGACTTTTCGCAGTGCTGACCGCCACAGCAATATCATTAACAGCCGTATTAACAAAATAATCAGTGTCAAGCCATTTTCTATCAGTGCTACCAGCCTCAATGGCGCCAACAGTTACCTCTGAACCAGCAGCATCAGGACATCTTGTCCAATGCCCCCAATTACTTTCAACATTTATGGCAGTAGGCTCAAGTACCGCCAAATCACTGTCAGCGAAACCTTCCTCCACATCAAATGTACCAGCCAAATACCAATCCACCTCGTCTTTCGGCTTCCAATACAGATTGATTGCCGTTATACGACGGTTCCAACTAGCGTTTGAAGCACCAGTGTAAATAACAAGATTGATCGCTCTCGCCTTGTGCGGAGACGGATAAATATAAATTTCGCTATTATCTTCGTGACCAACGTCAGACGTGCCAAGCTGTCCCCTTACAACCGTTAAAACATTGGTAGAGATTCCGGTGACAAGCATTATTTCCTGACCGATGCGAATATAAGTATAGATATTAAACGCTCCACCAACATCTACTGTTACTGTCGTATCCCCCATATCAAATGAAGCATCATTTACAAGATTATCTGTTGTTCCATCAGCCTGTTTTGCCTTAAATTCATCAGGACCCTGCTCCTTAACTTCAAACCCTGACACACCAATCTCACCGTCAGCAGTCTTACCCAGCTCCGTTTCCTGAATATGATCGTAAACATACGTTACTGTATATTTATCATCTTCACTGAATGTTTCAGACCTAATCGCATTGGGCCACAAATAGTGGTCGTCATTTTCCAGTATTGTACCGGAAGCGTACGGATGCCTCGGCTCGTAAGAAAAAATCCCTACTTCTCTCTCTGCTCCGACACCACCACCCAAAGATGTCAAGGTTATATTGTCAAACACCGCGACGCCAGAATGTACACTAGAAACACTTGCTAATAACTTTATATATACCGTAGAAGTTGGTGCAATAAAATCAACAAATACACGCTGCCAGCCCTCTACGGTTGTTATTGCAGTCGTTGCAGCATCAAGAGAGCCTACTTGTGTTCCAGATATGCCAATCTTTGAATTTAATGTACCAGAAAGTGTTTTTATATAACAAGCGAGACGATATTGTTTTCCCACTGTGACAGAAACGGCTTGATAAATATTCTGACCAGTTCCGTTTGTATATTTAATCTGCTGTGCGTTGCTTCCAGCATAAGGATCAGCAGTATATTGAACTACAGTAACCGAACCTTGATTACTCCAATTGTCTGCTAATCCACCTGTAAACCCATCTTCAAAATCGTCGTTATTAATGGCAACAGACGCATTTAGTCCAAGAGCATCAAAAGCAGCATTCATCTTTACCACAATAGGTGGCTTCAATTCTGTATCATAGACTTCCCAATTGTTAAAACTTTCATTCTGTGCCGGCTGGTAATAATCGGGAGATTTATTCGTTCCGTATGTTATTCCTGAAGCTGTACCATTGCCCCAGAACTCACGCTTAATATGTCCGTACCACTGCGAGATATTATTGCTGTTTCCCAAATTTCCGTCAGAAATACGAAGCACTTCGTTATGCGCGAACATATCTACTTCAGCATCAATTACCTCTTTAATGGAAAAGTTATCGAAAACAGCTGTAAACACAGATGACGTAGCTGCGTTTATAATGATTTCAGCGTCATCGGTAGTGCCGCCATATACAAAATCTAATGTTCTTGTAGCAGATGATGATGTAGTAGTATATGTATTTACATCTTGTAAGGCGTGAGATGTATTGGCGAAACCGACCGAAAGAGTGCCTTTAGTATATGCGGACACTGTAAGAGTATAACTCAACCTGTAAGTTCTGCCAACAACCATCGCATCTGCGTCGCCATCGGCGTCTTCCCAATTAGCACCATCTAAAACAGCATATTGCCTGTTAGAAGCATCTTCATCGGGCGTAACAGTTAATACACCTCCAGTGGTTTCATCGTAAGCATTAAAAGCGTTTGGACCTGCCGCGTTAGCCCAATTAGAGGCGCCTTCGAATCTTCTGTCATTTTCGGAGCTTATCTGCTCATCCCCTATTATGTCGGTCCAGGTTGTTTCATCAAATATCTCTGCCCAATTACCACTGGTACCATCTGCGTTGTCATATCTGTTTAATGTTATGTCACCACTGCCGGTTTTACGATACAGAACGTGCCATAATGTACTGGTTTGAACATTACTAGCATCCCAGCCAGTACGATAAAGATAATATCCCTGTCCATTGAGAAGGTCGCTGGTGGACTTGGAAGCAGTAACATTAGCAGCACCTTTGACCTTTTCTATCCTGCCAATCTTGCGGTTCTCTACCTCTTCAAATTTCTGGAATTGATTTTCTTTAATATCCAGCGATGAAGGATATGTCACCAATCCACCGCTGAAATCACCAATTCTGAATCTCTGTTTAGGATTAGGCATATCTAAAAGTCGTTGTATGAAATGCGAAAAGACGGCTCGGCATAGCGATTGCTCCCGTATTGAACTACCTTTCGTCGCCATTCGTCCCATTCGTTCTTGAAATATCCAATCATTTTTGGATTCAATCGTTCCGCCATCTTCCACGCTCCGTAATAAATCAACGCTTCGTGATAAGCGGCATCTATGTCTGGCGTATCAGAGTCACTTGAAATTACCGTTGGACGAATAAGACAATAAAGCCTGATAGCGTTAGCTGTTGTAGGAGTGGGAAATATTCCCAACTTGTCATCACGAACATAATAAGCGTAATCTGTCGGATAAGAGGCAAACGAATAGTCGTTAGACTGATTCAACACCTGCTCATAACCAATCCTGGTTGTCTTGTAATCGTCAAAATCTATCCGCTTAATACGAATAAGATTAACTGCCCCAGATTCATAAACGCTAGTATCGTCAGCGTGAGTAGCTGCCGTCGTTCCGGCAACACCCCTCGTAACAGTCAAAGTATTTGACGAAATATTTGTTACCAACATTATTTCATCATCTATCTTGATATAACTATTAAGAACAATTGCAGGACCTGAATCAACATCAAATGTAGTTTCAGACGCTGTAACACCACTACCTTCATTAACATCTGTACCAGTGTCTGTTGGGTCGTCCTCATCAATCCATAACAATGCGCTGGTCAAACCATACTCTGACTGCCCAGAAACACTGCTACCGATGGCTGTTGTCTCAAACAGCTCCGCCTCATCAGCCAGGACCAATTGCCCCCTGTTGATAAAATCATTAATTGTGGAATCCTGAACTTTTTCTACATCAAGTTCCTGTGTAATAGACCGTATCTCAGAACGAATCTGTTTTAAGTTCATCTCATCCTCGGTGTTTGCACTCCAGGTGCCTCTTCAACCAGGTCCTGTTGGACTTCTTGCGAATAAGCAGCGCGAATATCACTGTATTTAGCCGCTACACTGGCGTCAACACTCTGTTTTAATTGTAAAATATTAAGCTTCTGAGTCGCTTTGCTCATTGCACTCAATATAACCAAATCATAAAATTCTGTCGGCACATCCATTGTACCTGCATCAGTTGTCATCTCATCCGGTTTGCGGATGAAGAAAAGTCTTGTTGCATCGCTTGACAAAGTGGCACTGGAAGATCCGACAAATAAATATAAATTCTCACCAAACCAATTGGCAAGATAACTGTTGTCGTAATTAGAATTGCCAGAAAGCGCTTCAATTTTGTCGTCCTCTATAAATGAAACCAGCCTGCCATTACTTAACACCCACTTGACAATCCTCATTATTTTAGTAGCAGCATAATTACTGGCCAACGCAACTGTGGTTATTTGTCCCGCTGAAGCGGAAACAGTAACAGTTTGTGATGTCCCGTACCAGATATTACTGATTGTTGACAATGTCATCGCCACATCGAACTGACTCATATTGATCCACCAGTTTAGTTCCTCTGTGCCAAATCTGTCTGGTGCCACCTCATTCAGCCTGGACTGAAGATCGCTTCTACACTGCTTTAATGTTATGTCAGAAAGTGCCACCGGTTTCTCCTATGTTAATTTGTGCCGCCTTGCATATCGACTGTTAATTGCTCCAATTTTTTGGTAGAATCCCTGCATAATCGCCTGAGCATCGCCATACTCTTCTATCTGCTGTTTGGCCTGTGACACAGCATAATCCACTACCAGCGGCTCAAGAAATAGGGGTAAGTCACACTCTGTCGCCCGAGTTGTCTGTGGTTCTTTAATATATTGAACCTCAAAAGAATTTGCTTCACTCAATGCGGCGGATGAAAGTTCTATTTTATTGTCCTTAATAGCCCAATATTTGCCGGAAGTTGTAAACATATTGTTATTACCATCAGTCACCTGATCCAGCATTGCAGGCGAAACGGGCTGTGCATAAGTGACAGCACCACCACCCGGTTTATATGATACAGATATTATGCGTACTGTGTCGGCAGGGATCGTCTGTCCCGTTAAATTGCCACCATTAGCCAGCGAAACCTCCACCAGTGGCCATAACGCATCATCTACCACCAGATTAACCACCTCACTCTGGCCGTCAATAATCCATTTATCTATCTCACTGTCAGTTGGCGGTGTATCTGTCGCCGCAAGATTCATTTTTACTCTTACCTGATCTTCAAGATATGCCAATGTTGCCATTTTTTACTCCCCATAGCGCTTTAACCGGAACGGCTTTATAGCAGGCTATTACCCCTGTCATTTCCGCCGCCCCATTAAAGTCAAAGCGTTTTTAAACTAGTTAACTACCTAAAACTAGGCAGAAAAGTCGGTACTAGCGGTAGAGTACCTGATAACTGCAAAGTCTTCGTCTGAACTATCACCATCACTGTCAAACTTCACTTTAGCATTACCAAATATCAAACCACCAGCAACACCGAGCTGATTGCCGTAGTCAAAGGATTTCTCAACCCAGATTGGATCACCAACCGTTGCATATACACCCGCCTGCGCACCAAGGAACAGATTGTGAGCGCCGTGAACCGCACCACCGCCACCATCGTCAAATAGTGAGATGTTTTCGTGTTCGTGGATCACTACACCGTCCCAGATTCCGATAGCACCGCTAAACAGCGGGTTTTCGGAACCGCGAACTTCAGCTTCCCTCAACGCTTGTGTAAACGTCGAGTTCTGCTTCAGATCATAAGCCACTTCAGGATGAACGAGCAAGACATAGTATTCCCTGCCACCTACCCTGATGGGGCGAATCCGCAACTGCCCGGAAACACCGGGAACCTTGGCAAGCTTCTGCAATGCAGAAATATCAGCAGGAACGATCAAATCAGCCGCAGCCAATTGATCTGTGTCGTCACTAAGACGACTTGCCACTGAATCTCCGCCAGCATCTGCCCTAAACAAATAGGTGCAGGAAGCCACGAGATTGGTGAACAACTGCGAGTCAATATATTCGGCAATCCACGTTTTGAGAACAGCCAGTGATTCTACACGAAAATCGTATAGAACCTTGCTGTCATCAAATCTACCAGTATTCCGTACAGCGTGACGTATCATTGAGGTGGAAACGGTCTGGGAAAAATTCCCCATAGATTCTTCGTTTCCTTCCAATGTACTGTCGCCGCTAATGCCGGAAGCGGACAGATTCGTGATTAATCCGAATGTAACTGAATCGCCAGATTGACCGTTAAGTTCGTTTTTTACCTGAATGAGCGAATCAGGACCGGAACCCATAAACTTCTCGAAGTAGATTTCTTTACCCACTTCATACATAAGTTCCTTTGCCCATCGCTCAACAGCTAAGCCACTAGCCCAAGATGATTGTGCCATTATATATTACTCCTTAGCTTGTCCTAGATATGAAAAACCGGCACCAGACCATTATCTTTGCAGCATCACACGCATTGTTAAAAAGAACATCAATGGTGTCTGCTGAACTAAAATAATGTCCACCAGAATGAGTGTCAGCACCTGTTGCTGCGTTCAAACTATTGAAACACGTTCCCGCCGAGGCATTGATGCTTACACCATCTAAAAAGCCATCAGGACCGGAACCAGTTAAACCAACATCAACAGTGGCTGTGCCACCTTCTGCTGTTAATACCGCTAATCCACATTCTGTTACGACTGCGTCAGCAGGAATCGAAAGTGCCTCCCAAATATCGGAGGAACTTACATTTCCATCACCACCAGAGGTGGTGTCTATTACTGCTGCCATAAAGCCTAAAGGAATATCTACGCCACCATCAGCCATCGTTTTCTTGTCACTGTATGATACTGTAGCCATTATTATCTCCTCAAAGGTCTAAAGACCAGGAGCATTCCTCAGAAACTTCATCCGTTCTTCTTTGGGAATCTCACCCCACCTGCGAACAGGAATATTGTCTATATCCTCTTCAGTGGTCGATTTTCCCGAACCAGCCGTCGAAAGAGACGGCGGAACAGATGCGGCAGACTGAAGTTTTTTAGTAACTTCAATCTGTCCTTCTTCCTTGGCTCTCCTAGTATTTTCCTCAGTCATTTTTACCGTATAGGCATCCTCCATAAAGGTGATGCCTCTATTGTCGGCAAATTGAGCGACCTCCATCAACTCATCTTTGGAAAGACCAGAATGATCTTTAGCAAACTGACGAACCATTGATTCATACGCTTTGTCCATCTTCTGTTCAGCAACCTCACGCTTCTGCGTTTCCGCTTGCGCCTGGTATGTCTGCTTCGCAATATACTGGACGTATTCAGCGATTGAATCGGTGTTGTAAGGATCGTATTCAGGTACGGGGGATACTTCCTTTTCCGGTTCCTGACTACTTTCCTCCAAGCCATCAATGGCTTTCCGTAAATCACCAATCTCATTTGTCTGCTTTCCGTGTAGCTTCTGCAAGTTAGTGTAAGCGTCAGCCAAAGCTTCGACCGTAGAGAAATCCTTCCCTCCAGCTTCAACTTTATCCGCGTCACCAACTTCCTGGTTTTCGCTCTCTTGCTCCTCAGCCTGCTCCGTTGCATCATCGGGAGATTCTGCCGACGCCTCAACACTCTCTTCTTTGGCCTCTGAGGGAGTGTCTGCTTCGCCGGACAGTTCCTTGTCCGTATCTATGAACTCAAAGCGACTTTCTTTTTTCGCCATCTTTATGTCCTCCTTATCCACTGAGGCTGGCACTAATAAAAAAGCCGCCACATCTCAAACTGAGACATAACGGCTTCTGCTTAGTTCCCCAATGGGGGGGTTAAGTCAGAGTTGCCTGACTATTATTGTTATTGCGGGACTACTCTCTCGTATTTCTCAAGACTAGTTATCCCACCTTGATTGAAATTTATTGTCAAAGAACCGGAAAACTTAGATTCAATAAGTTTCCGTACTAATGAAATCAGCCAATCAAAATGCTTCAATCACTCAACAAGAACCGGAATAATCCATCCGGTCACGCTCCGAAGACTTGTTGCCCACGTTTGCCGTGTCATCACCCTTGGAATCCTTTTTGGCAGCCGGAACTGTATGTTACCGGCATTTTCTTCTCCTTAACTGCTGATTGATGGTCTGGTGGTATAGTCAATTCTCACACCATACATATCTGCGTCACCACTCATATCGTCTGCTGCAGATACATCTCTCCTGACATTCAGAAATAATACATCTCCGTTTGCACAGGCATCCGCTGCTATGGAATAAGCACTGGATATTTCAAGAACATCCGCTGTGCCATCTGTAGTGGTTGCTGTACCCGCAACATCTGTAACTGCTGATCCAACATCCTCACCAGATGCTATTGATACATAGTCTATATCAAATGTCACATCACCTGACGTTGCCGCTGCCGAATAATAGATGTATGCAGACATTGCTACACTGCAATCTATTTCATCTAAAATATAGACATTGGCACAAGCATTTTCATCGCTACTAGCATCATACGATATTGCCGTTGGAATTGTACCACCTACAAGCGCCTCAGTAGATGTAGCTTGCAAGTTAAAGTGGCCAGCCGGTATCCATAATGTGCCAGTGGCTCTATCAAGAAGAGTAACAAGGTCGCCTTGACCCATTCCTGTTTTATTTATTTTAGCCATTCGTATTTCCTTTCAAAACCCCTAAGTAAATAACCAATAAATTTATCTACAACGAGACTTCATTGTTTTTGTTTTCCCATTTTGCGATATATCTTTATCGCCTGAAGTATCTCTTGCCTGGTCTTTTCTTTTTCTTTTTCACTTCACCAGCATAAGATTTACCATTATTGAAACAAATGCGCATATAACGACCTTCACTCAATGATTCCGTCCTGACACGACCGCCACCTTTAACACACCTGTCAAAATCCTTCGGCGCTACCCTTCCGCACCGCCCTGCTTTATTCCCTGCTGAACTTGCTGCATTATCATCTGTGCCGCACGTTCCTCTTCCATCTTGGCGATTATCTCGTCCTTCGACTCCAGATCAGACAACTCAAGCCACAATGGGAACAAACTCTGGAATCCCATCTTGATAAGCTCACCTACCTGATCGGCCTTCATCGCCTTCATCGTTGGCGAGTTCTTGCCTCCGTCCAGCACAACATCAAACCGCATACCCTCAAAATTACTAAGAAATTTCTGGACCACTTCATTGGACGGCAACTCTCCACCCATCTGATTACCTACAATCCTCATTATCTGAGGTCTTGTGTAAAACTGCTGCATATTAGATATACAGAGACTTAAAACCTTGTTCTTCGTACTGTCCAAATTCTCCATCTGCTCTTGCAGTGTCAGCATCCCCTGCCGAATCCTTGTCTGCGCCGCAAACCCTGACTCCTTGGAACCGGCTGCTATGCCCATCAACGGATCTGTAGCACCAGAAATCTCCTTGGCATCCATTGCCGCCGCCTGCTCAAGCCCTACAACAGTGTTGATCAAAGCCAAATGACTTGTTGACCATTGCTGCATAAATTCTCTTACGTTACCCCTGAATCCTGGTACCGATACCCACTTGCCGGAAGATGAAGCATCATTCATCTGATCCGATGTCACCTTTCCTCCAGCAAACACACCACCGCCCTTGGGAGTGCGATTCATAATGTCCAGCGCCTGTGAACGCCGCTTATCCTTCTCCCGCTGCGGGTCCTTCATATTCTCAACTAAACCAAAAGTTTCCACCGCTCCGCCTACATCCTCGAAATAATAAAAATAAGGCACTAGCGGAAATTCATTGTGGCTGTATGGATTGGGAACTTTGTCCAGTATCATCCTCGCTCCGGAAAAAACGGTCATAAATGTCTTCGGCACCGACCGCACTATAACATCAAATACATCCTCCTCCGGTATCTGCGCCATCGGCGAGGAAGCGCGAAACTCAGCCTGCGAACTGGTCAGCGATCTGGCTACCTCTTCAGCATCCTTCTTACGCTCGAATCCCTGTGGCGAAAGCTTTCCAGTACGGCTGTTAACAATAAAATGCTCTCTCGTCCATTCCCGTTCCCATAATTCGACTACTCTGGCCTTGCGGGCCGTAGGATCAACAAACCTGGAAGCACCGACAACTTCACCGGAACGGTAAAAATTACCCATCTCCTTGTGAACATCAACGTCAGAAGCAGCAGCCAAGTCCAAATCTGTCAGAGCTACATCCTCAATCTTCTTCAAATCCGCAAACTGATCGGGATATAATGACTTCAAGCGACCAAGCGATAACCACTTGGTGCGCCCCAAACGCATCCATTCGCCGGTGTCCGGCGTGTCAGCCTCGGGGTCCATCAATACGTTCTGCCAACCCTCACGGCGAACCTTTATCTCACCTAAGAAATCCCTGCCAGGCTCAACAAATACGTCTATCCAGCCACGACCGGTGATGGTGCCGTCCTTATGCACCCTTGAAAATAAATTCTGGAGCTTCCTGTTCATATCAAGATGAAACAATAAAGCAGTAATCAAGTTAGCCTCGTCCTCATCCTGCGGTTCAACAGGCAATGCCTTCCAGGAAGAACGGTTCTGACGCTCTATGCCTGTTACCAGATTCACCTTCGGCAAAATGACGTTCAACTGCAATGGCGGACGATTCTCCCTGCGAAGCTTCTGTAAATCTTCCTGCGCCCATTGACCTTCACCAAATCCACCAGTGTAAAATGACGCTGCCTCCTTGGCTGAATCCATAAAGTTCTTGTTCGATACCTGCATAGCATCGAAAACCTCGTATAACTCTTTAAGACGCTGTAAATCTCTCATTTAACTGTCTTCCAACTTCCTTCCGCAAAGTCAATTGCTTCTTTCTCGGTAGTAAATTCAAATACTTCTTTCCTACTTTTAGCAAGATTCAACGCTTGCCTCCACTCAGATTTATCAAACTCTATCCAATCCTCTGGATTTGAAGTAGGATTATTGGGGTCCTTTGGAAATAACATCGGGAAAGCAAGGTTATCGCTCTGTGCCAATAACACACTTGATTCTTGCTCACCTGTCCACCCTTTAATTTTTGTGTTATCTCTTTTAACTGGCCTGATTTCATAAATTCTTTTATAGTTATTAGATACGTCTCCCACCTTCTCGGCGACTACATTCATAGCACTAGAAGCCTTACCACTTTCATTCTGCTTGTTACTAGGCTTGTTATACCTTCTGACTGCATCTTGCAAACTTACCATCTTAATTATTCAGACATCCAGCCCATCTTG